GTATTATAGAATTCTTTTAATTTAGGTGTACTATCAATACTATTAATAAATTCTTTTAATACTGATTTTTGATTTTCATTCAAATCAGCATACTTATCATTGAATTTTTCAAGTAATACTCTATAAGTTAAAACACGAATATCTTTATCTTGATGTTTGAATTCCTCTAAGATAGTTTCTTTAACTTCTTTTTTATCAATAGTAGTTTTAGTTAAATACTCTAAAAGAACTGTTTTATTTTCTATAATCTGATTGGGGTCAGCTAAGTTTTCACTGTTGTATACCTCTAATAATGTAAATAAAGCCGCTTGTGCTTTATAGTTAGGTAGTTTAGTTTTAAAAAACTCTTCAAGATTATAATTAGACTTAATTTCTTTAATTAAGTTATATTTTTGTCTCTTAAGAGCTGATCTGTTTAAATGTTTAGAACTTTCAACTAATGTTGATACAACCATATCTGCTTTAGCTTCACTAATGTTTCCTACATGTTTAAAGAAACTTTCATATAGTCTATATTCTTTACCTAATTCAGATTTAGTAAAATATTTCTTTAAAATATTAGAAGCTGGGGAGTCTTTACCTGATAAAGTATCCGCTGTTATTTGTCTAACAAGCAATTCAAAGAGTATTCCCGGGTTTTTGTACTTCGAGTGTTTAATATTCACTTTGGTATAATTTTTATTATAAATATATAAAAAGTTTTTATTCTCGTATTTGAGACTCATCTAATAACGAGGAATCGTCTTTCTTTACTGATATTCTTTTGTCTAGATTTTCAAATAATGGTTTATTTTTAAGCATGTTTTCTAAAGCTAATGGTGAACCACCTTTAAAATTATTTCTAAGTGATTTATCTTCACCAGTGTCATCTCCATTTTTCATACCTTTGTTACCTAATCTATCAGTACCAAATGCATTCTTTTGAGTTCCAATATTTGATGCTTTTTCTTCAGGACGACCTAACTTTAAATCTTCATCATATCCATCTGGTAATGAACCCATTCTGCTAGCACCATATAGTGTAGCTAAGTCATGAGGTGTACCATATGATTTACCTGTTTCTAATGGATCATTACCTTCATTTTCAATTTGTTTCATTCTAAAGATACGCTTTTGATCTTCAGCTATTAAATCTCTATATTCATCAAATTGATCTTCACTTAAATGGAATATATTATCATAAATCCAGTCAGTAGGTAAGATTTTAGTTTCAATAATATTACGAGCTAAATCTACTTTTTCTTTCATTAATGCTATTCTTTCTTGATCATAAATGATAGAAGGAGTAGTTAATGATAATTCAAAGTTAGTTAATGCTTCATTTCTATATCCTTGTGTGTATAAATGCACTAACGCGATTTTATACAATTCAGATAATATAATACGTTGAATACGGTCAATTGTGCGAGCGAATCGAATATCCTCAGCTGCTAATGTTGCTTTACCAGTTAAGTCTTTTTCATAACCCATAAATGCTTTAGGTACTTTTAAAGCAGCAAATAATTTATCTCTTAAATAAACTACATCTTCAATTGCTGTGTAATCCATACCTTTAGTAGGTTCAATCTTAGTAGCACTATCATTACCTCTTACTGGGATGTAAAAATCTTCTAAGATGTTTTGTTGGTTATACTTCATGTTGTACTCACCACTTTGAGGATCAATAAATGGAGTTTTCTTCATTGTATTGATAGTCTTCTGCATGAAGTTTTCTACTTCATTTGGTGGAATAGAACCAACATTGATATAGAAAATACGTTTTTCTGGAGCGCGAACAATACGGTGGATCAACATTGCGTCTTCCATTAAGATGTATTGTTTGTATAATTTACGAGCAGGCTCTAAATATGATCTTCCATATGGTAAATAGTTCACATCAGTAATTAATCTGAAGTGAGCCATTTCGTAGTTGTCAAAATAAATGTTTTTGTCATTCTTTTTAGATGACTGAGTGCCTTGACCTCCAATACCATAATAACCTGATCCACCTGCGTAGCCATCAGGAGAGAAAGCAAATCTTATTTCAGCTGGTTTTTTAGGATCGTAATTTTCTTGTCTTTCAATGTGGTAGGCAGTGTAAGGTATAACATTATATACACCAAATTTTTCAGCGATCTCTAATTTTAAGAAGAAATCACCATACTTACACATTTGACGAATCCAAGACCATAGATTAAACTCAATGTTTAATACATCATAGAATAAGTTATATAAAATCTTTTGTGTATCCTCATCGCTACTTCTAATTTGAAGTACTTCCCCCATATCATTTTTAAGAGTACTCTCATCAGCTATAATATCTAAAGCAGAAGAAATGATTGCATCTGTATCCATAGCATCATAATCAGAATAAATCTGAGTGCGAAGATATTTCCAGTTAATGTTTAGTTGAGCACCATAAAGTGAGGTACTATTACTTGAATATATACGATTGTATCTGTCAACTAAAGAGTTTGTTTGATATTCACCTGTCATCTGGATGCTGTTAACATCCATTACTTTTAATTCATTTCCTCCAGCATTTCTGATTATTACATCAGTTGCAAATAATCGCTGTAGACGTGAAAATACACTAGTATCTGCCATTTTATGTTAAATTATACCAATAAATATTATAGTAACCAGCTAATGTCCTCATCGCCGTAACCATAGTTTATTTTGTATGGGTTATTATATGTATTTGGGCTATAAACCCCTTGAGAATTTGGTTTTACATTTGATATATTTGCTAACATAGCGCGAGCTAAATCAACTCCTTGTGATTTAAACTTAAGAGCTGTGTCTCTTATATACATTGCTGTTCCAAAACTCATAACTAAATCATCATTATATCCAGATTGTGCTTCTGCTTTACCATTTTTCCAAACAAATACTTTCATTTCTTCAACTAATCGTTTAGATTGTATGATAACACTTTTATCTCCAATATATTCTCTAAATTTATTAATAACTAGTGGTCTAGTTCTTAAATTCATTGTAAAACCAGGTACCATTTTTGATGGATCATCTAGTTTTTCTAAATAAGATTCAGCATTTATTGCTTCAGTTTTAGGAGAGAAATATAAATTCTTATACCCTCTTTCTTGAATTGCATCTAAAGTCGCCCATCCTATATTATTATTTTCAACAACTAACAATGCTTCATTGTATTCTGTTGCTATTCCAACTAATAGATAACCAAATTCTTTTGGTGATAATTGACCTTTATATTCAGCTACCTGTGTATTAGTATCAATATCTATTATATGGAATGCTGAAAAGTCTTTGCTATCTCCTCGAGCAACGTCAGCTACAACCATATAACTACGGCTATAATCTGCTGGTTCCCATATCCATAAGTTACGATCTACTCCTCGTCTCTCCAAGGGATCTTTAACGTAAGTTGACATTATAAAGTCAATATATTCAGGATAAAATACAACATCACCTGATGTATTAAAGTCACAGTCACATTCTTGAGCAGCTAATCTTGGATCACCTAATAATTCATCTTGTTTTTTTCTCCAGTTTTCATCTCGTTCAGGATGAACATACCAAGGTAATTTAATTGGTAGGAACTGATTTTCACCTGCTTCTGCTCTAACCCAGGTTTGATGGAACCAGTTACCAGTACCATATGGGGTAGATAATACAATTGCTCCTCCTCCAGTAGCTAAGGTTTGTTGAGCAGAAGCCCATATTTCACCAATACCATCAATAAATGCTGCCTCATCTATAATAAGAAGTGAAACAGCTTCAGATCGTCCTGCGTCACCTGCTGCTGATACTGCTTTAACTTGCGAACCATTACTTAATCGTAATGTTAATTTATTATTTTCTTCAGCTGGTATTTTTAGCCATGATGGTAGATTTTCAAACATGAATTTAACTTTTGTTACCATGTTTTTAGCTGTTTCTTGTTTAGTAGCTATACATAAAACGTTTTTATCTTTATGGAATAACATTAACCATAATGAATAACCTGCTACTAAAGTTGAGATACCTAACTGTCTTGATTTAAGTATTATATCATATGGATTGTCTTTCCATAAATTAAGTACTTTATCTTGGAATGGGTATAAATTGAATAATACTCTACCACGTTGTGGATGTTGGATATAACAGTATTTACGCATAAAGTGCGCTGGGTCTTGAGCGCACTTTAAGTATTCTTCTCTAATGATTTGTTTTAGATCTTGACTCATAAAACCTTAAGTTTTGTATATAAATATATCAAAAACCTAGGTAATGTTTAATCTGATCAATACGTTGTTCAGTAGTGCCTGATATGATACCAAAGTTTTGAATATGATTTAAATTATCAGTAATAGTACTTTTAATTGTTAAATCAATTAATTCACGATATTCAGCGTCAGTTTCTCTAACCCCATTATCTTCAATATCTACTCCAATAGGAGACACATAAAATATATAATCATATTCCCAAATAAATGGAGCAGCGTATTCAACAAATGATATTTTATCTTCATTATGAATTGATTGAGCGCATTTAGCAAATGATATTACATCAATTACTGTTCTATCAGTAATAACATTTTCTCTCATTAGTTCAGAACAACGTTCAGCTAAGAATATTGTTTGACCTTTTAATGTACTATCAGTATTTAATGGAATACCTAAATCACGTAAGTATTTACTACGTTCAGTAGCAAAGAAATAATCTTTAAATTCAGGTAATTCTTTTAAAGCATGTACGAGTGTACTTTTTCCAACACTCAT